ATTCTTGAATCGCATCATAAAAAAAATTATAATCTATACCTGAATTACTCCAATCAACAATATCTGCTTCTGATATTGCTCCACCTAATAATTGTTGACCTAATAATGATTGTATTTCTGGTTGAGTAAACTCACCTCCTTTTTGTCTGTACATTTTATTACTTTTACTTCGTTTTTTACTACGTGTACGATTAGCCATAATATATTACATTTAGATTAAATATATTATGTTAGATTTTTAAAATAGTCGCTTTAAAACCCACCAGGGAAGCGAACAAGATTAGCACCAATACCAAAGCCAGCACCAGAGCGAGCAGTGGCACCCATACTGGGAATGTAAGTATCAAGGATACTAAATGTGGCAGCCGCAGTCAACGCAATCAAAATAATCTCCTCAATATTCAAGGAACGTTTAGGGATAGCATAAGCCGCAATAGCTACCATTAAACCTTCGACAAGGTATTTAATGATTCTCTTTACAAGTTCACCGACGTTAATTAAACCGTTCATTTATATTAAATAATAAGAAAAAAAATAATATATGCGATAAAAAACTTAAAAATAATTATATGATTTAATTAAAATGGATCGCTCTAAAGAAAAGACTTCAACCAAGAAAGGTTTTGAGAGAAAACAGGTAAACGGTAAAAATAATCCTAAATATGTCGACTTATTAGAAGAAGACAAAGCCATTGCCGGGCAAAAATTCGTGTGTGTGTCGTTTGTGTCTCCCGAAAATATTATTAAACAAAAGCAGATTTTCTTTTTTGAACAATTCCTAAAGAAGTGGGATTTGAATAAATCGATGGAAAAATATGTCCAGTTTTTGAATTTTGTCTCTTTCAAATACAATGTTTCATTTGACGACATTTCAAATGACTTTAAAGAGTTTGTTAAGGAGGAGAAGGATAATTTAACAAAAACTACTATGGAGGATGATTACAAAACATTTGTTGACAACAACGAAGAGACACTCGATAAAGAGTTTGGTGTCGCACACAATTTCCAAACAAGCACTCGTGGGTTAAAAATTCGCGGCAGTTATCCCACAATTGAGGAAGCCGAGTTGAGATGTAAAATGCTCAGAGAAATTGATCCGAATCACGATATTATGGTTGGTCCTGTAGGTATGTGGATGCCCTGGGAACCTGAAGCATATAAGACAGGTCGTGTCGAGTATATGGAGGAGGAGCTTAACCAGTTGATGAGTGAGAAAAACAAGAACGAGTCCAATGCCAAGACCGCGTTTGACCAGCGTGTCAAGGAGAGCAAAAAGAAGGCTATTGATGAGAACATCAAGAACGCGGAGAAATCTGGTAACGCATTGACGCAGTCAATTGACGAGCAAGGTAATCTAATTGGTGTCAATAATGCCAATAGTCAAGAGTTCGGTTTGAAGGAGAAGGACAATATTTCTTCGGCGGATATTCAGATGGAGTTGTTTGAAGGAGAGAACATTGTTACTGGCAAAACGGATAACGGACAGAGTCAGTTAATTAGTGGCCCTTTTGCGAAGAAGAAGGAGGACACGATGGACAGTGTGGACTAATTCAACCTTTAAGAAAGGTTGAGCCAAATGTTGAACCAAATATACTTTTTAAGTGAAGCAATGAAAAGCAAAAATTTATATTATAATTTTTATTAATATAATATAAATGGCAGATAGTAAAGAAAACATACAAAAGTTCGTTCAGAATAAAGGGAATATTCCTCTTATGAAGAAGATGTTGAACGACGGAACTATAACAGATATTAATGTCCTATTTGATAATGGTTTAAGCACAAATACTGCTCTAATGTTTGAGACTATGTATGGAACTTTAGACGGAATGAAATTTCTCTTAACCCATAATGCTGACCCAAATATACAAGATAAAAATGGTTGGACTGCTCTTCACAAGCTCGCTTTTTTAGGAGAAATAGATAAAAAGGCTAAGACTAAACAGCTTGCCAAACTTCGCCTTCTATTAGAATACGGAGCAGACAAGTCTATTAAGACCAAAAAAGGTAAGACTGCGTTAGATTTAGCGAAAGGTTCGTTTAGTTGCCAAGATTGTATTAAAATGCTTTCTCAAGGGAAAAATAAAACTTTACACAAAAGGAAACCAAAGAGAAAAACAATGAGACGTTAAAATCACAATTAATTTTCTATAGTTTTGCTCCACTTTTTATTACTTCGTTAAAAAAGTGGATTACCATTTATTCGCCTTTTTCACGCTGATTTTCTGTCCTGCGCCGCGTTTTTTAACTGAATTTGGGTCATATTGCTCCTCTTCATCCTCATCCTTCATTCCTTTTGACAATTCCCAGAACTCTTTTGACCCTAATCTGAAGTCACCGTGGCTGTCGGCTTTGTACCAGAACACCTGATCGTGTAGCTTATTGGATTTCGAGTTATTATTTATCACCAAGCACTCATAATTTTCGGTACATTGGTCCATCACCTGACAAAAGCTCTCAAATGTTGGAAACATACCGGCATAGTTCTCATATATTCTTTTTCTATTTGCGATGTAATTTTCTCGAAGAATAAAAACATAATCTATGTTGGTTCTCAGTGTGGGCGGAATGCCGAGCGGATATTGCATTGTGATGACTAGCATCACCTTCCAATGTCTCCCGTTCATAAAGAGTAACCTCATCATTTTATCACGTGTCCAGGTCGCGTCATATAAGCAGTCATCTAAAATAACAAAGGCACGAGGATCGATAGTGCTGCGTTTATATGTTTCCATCTCCTTTTTAATCTGTTTCAACACAGTGCGTTGTCGTTTCAAAATGTTTTCAATAATCGCCGTATTATATTCATTATGGACGAACAATTTGGGCACCATTTTTGCGTAAAAGCCGTTACCTTCTTCTGTTCCCGAAATAACGGTGCCAATGGGGATTTCTTGTTGATAAAAAAGTAGATCTCGGACCAAGAAAGATTTGCCGGTATCACGCTTTCCAATTAATACAACTACAGGACCTTTATTTTCATTTGGCTTAAAACTAATACTTTTCATATCGAATTTTTTTAATTCAAGTGTCATATATTATAATGTATAAAATTTTAAATAGAATATAAAACGCAAATGATTCTCTCTTAATGTAGTTTTAAAACAGATATTAAGAGAGAAAACACTTTAAACAAATAATAAGTTAAAAACTCATATAATTTATATATTAAATACCTAATAATGATAAACGTAAATTATCAGAAAAGGAAGAACACTGAGCTTTTAAAAAGTTTAGAGAAACCATCATCTTTGTTTCTCTCTAAAACACAAAATTATATACCAATTTATAAAAGGTTTTTGGAGTTAAATGAAACCAATTACAATAATGTAAACTTGAATCATAAATGGTATATTTCATCAGTAAATGATGAAGACAATAGTGAAGACAGTAAATTGTATAATTGTCGTATCAAAAATATAAACAATAATAAGGTCAAAGATAAGGATCTATTTTTCAAGATGGCTCCATTATTAGACCCGTTTAAATATCTAATAGGAAAATATAATAATGACGATAATATTTTGAATCTACCAAGTATTAATTCGGATGAAACATATTGTAATAGTAAATTACTGGATTTAAATAATTCGGCTTATGTTGATGGTTTATTTTTATTTCTCTCAAGTAATCTTATTAGTGAACATAATTTCCAACACGGCGTAGATTATTATGGCTCATTTTTAGCTATTAAAAATAATTTCACGTTAAATGTTTGTGATGACATAGATTACTTGAATAATTCGGATTTTTTTAATAAAAACAAGAATGTTCTATTTAAAATTGATGATTACGAACATTTATTTCAGTTTCAAAATGAAGAGACCAAATTAAAACCATTAAAAATAGAACATAATTTATCGTTAAAGTCAAATATATCTATTAAATCGTTTGATAATGAAGTATTCGAAGATATGTTTAGTGACGATAATACAATTGTGAATTTAGAAGACTTAAAAGGTAATTATTCTGAGCTAATTGATATAACTAATTCAAATTTGACAAATGATACTGATAATAAAGTTACATTAAAATCAAACTCAACTTGTTCTTCAAGAACATCTTACACAGTTGATGGTGAAAATGATGACCCGCTTTTAGGAAAAGTTGAGCAAAATGAACAGCAAGAAGCAGATGAGTTAGAAGAAGCACCTGATTTAAAAGAAGAAGATGAGTTAGAAGAAGTAAATGAAAAGCAAAGCGAAGAAGCAGACGATACTCAGTGGGAAGACGAAGAATCAGACGATAGTTTTGAAGAAGAAGAGGTTATAAATGCAATTATACCTCAATTCCCAGTTCAAGTTATTTGTATGGAGTATTGTGAAAATACATTTGACGATCTAATATTATCATCCGATTTAAAGGAAGAAGAATGGTTTTCCGCTTTTATGCAAATAATAATGATTTTAATAACCTATCAAAAGACCTTTTCTTTTACTCATAATGATTTACATTCGAATAATGTAATGTATAATTACACAGAGAAAAAATTTCTTTATTATTGTTACAAAAAACAGATTTATAAGGTGCCAACTTTTGGCAGAATATATAAAATCATCGATTTCGGCAGAAGTATTTACAAATATAATGGCAAACTATTTTGTAGTGATAGTTTCCAAATTGGCAATGATGCCGCCACACAATACAATACTGAGCCATATTTTAACGAGAAGAAGCCACGGTTGGAGCCCAACTTCAGTTTCGATTTGTGTCGACTTGCTTGCTCTATTTTCGATTATGTTGTCGAAGATATGTCCGACATTAAAGACCTTAGCAAATGTGACCCCGTTCAGCGTATGATAGTAGAATGGTGTCTCGATGATAAGGGTATTAATATGTTATATAAAAATAACGGACAAGATCGATATCCTGATTTCAAATTATATAAAATGATTGCTCGATGTGTTCATAATCACACTCCGCAAGCTCAATTAGAAAGACCCGAATTTAAGGCGTATACTGATTTTAAAGGAACAGTGCCAAATGATATTATAGATATTGACAAAATACCTATTTTGGTTTAGATTTTTCATAATTAGTGTTTAATTTTCATTAATATTATAATTTATATTATTAATGAATGATTTTGGTTTTATTATTACGAGACATGTTAATTCCGAATTAACCAATAAATATTGGAATAATTGTATTCAATGTTTAAGGCGATTTTATCCATATAGAAAAATTGTAATCATTGATGATAACAGCGATAAAGATCTTGTTATAGCCTTTTATAATTACGAGAATATTGAGATTATTGAATCCGAATTCCCTGGTCGCGGCGAATTACTTCCTTATTATTATTTTATAAAAAACAAGTTTTTTAACAATGCTGTCATAATCCACGACAGTGTGTTTTTTCATACTCGCGTCAATTTTGAAAAACTAATTGGTCTTAATGTTATGCCATTATGGTATTTTAATTCTGATAATGAACGCATAAGCAATTCAGTAGAAATTATTGACGTTTTAAACAATTCTACCGAAATAAAAAACAAATTGACATTGAATAACAGAGTACTTGGTATGGATAATTTCAATTGGTTTGGATGTTTCGGGTCACAAGCATTTATAAATCACGATTTTTTATTGCACTTAGAGAGAAAATATAAGTTAACAAAATTAACAAGTGTTATTCTTTCTAGAAAAGACAGATGTTGTCTTGAACGTGTATTTGGAGTTATATTTTTTAGCGAGTATCCCTTTATTACTAAAAAAAAGGCACTACTGGGAAATATTTTTAAGTATCAAAATTTTAGTAATTATACATACGAAAATTATGAAGAAGATGTAAAAAACAATAGATTACCCAGGCCTATTGTGAAGGTTTGGACGGGTCGTTAGAACTCAGGATTACCTGTGAAAACTTGGGGAGCACTTATAGCGCCACCCTCTTGAATCATCGGCTTCAATTGACTCAAAATAAAATGACCCATTATAACACTAACATATACTAAAAGCGCGTCACGGATTAAAAACTTCAACGGTTTCGCCTCCTTTTCGATAAATCGCATTTCAATAAATTTTGCTATGACAAAAATAACAGATATGATTGCTGCTATAATAAATATGTTATCCATTTAAAATACTTATTGTATATATTATTTATCTTTTTACGCAAATTTTAATTTAAATTTATTCTAAAACTTCGATTTCGTCTAGCAATAAATCCGGCAATAAATCCATTTTTGGTTCTTCGATGGATAATAGACCTAAAGATTCTGGACTTACAAATTCATCCGAAATATTTATTTTAATATTATCGTCATCCGAATCATTTGCTTCATCCTGTTTTCTTTGCTCGGCTCTCATATTGCTAATATAATCTAAATTCTCAAATGTTTTTGGCACTACAACGTTTTGAAATTTCCCGTCACTACTGGCAACATAATCAATATCATTAAAGCCAACCTTATTAGTAGTAGGTGTAGTAGGTGTTTCTACTTGTTTCTGTTCTGGCTTTTGCTCTTGCTTTTTAGGTTGCTCAATAATTTGCTCTTTAATTTCTTCAACCACATCTTCTTCAATGGTTTCATCCATATACGCCTTCAATATTGCTTCAACAGGAATACTCTCTCTTAGTGTGTTTAAAATACATTCTTGGACAATAACTTCTAACTCTCTATGGTTCTTTTGAATGTTTAAAGGTGGAATATTGATTTCAAATAAATAAACATTTTTATACACCTTGCGTGCTACATTGATATACGTCTTATGAACAAAATCGTCCAACTTGGGCACTTTAATATCGACCTTCTTCTGTTTTTGTCCTACACGCATAGCAGTGAGAATTTTCAATTGAATAATGTGCACACAAGTTACTAAATCTTCTAAATAAGAACATCCTGATTTCTCGCAAATTCTTTTACGCTCTGTTTCAATAATTGTTTGATTCCATTTGGGAATTCTCGAAATGAAATTTTGAAATGTCATTAAATACTTGTCCATTTCCCCATTGTCCTTGCACAGTTTTATGGCTTCGTCTAAAATAGACTTGTAGCCATCGATAATTAGCGGCGTCAAAATGGTAATCAGACGAGCACCCCATTCATTCTTAGATTCGTGAAGCGAACTTACGTTAAAATCATCCATAATTACTAAATAGTTGTTTTATATTTTATTTTTTTAAACTAATTATAAAATAAAATAATTTATTTTTTTTCTACCTCTTCTTGTAATTTTTTTATTTCACCATCATATTCAGGTCCTATATATCCGAATTTTATATATTGCTTAAACAAATCTAATATTTCAGCCAAATCTTCTTTACTCATAGGGGCATTTTCAAAAAAATTAAATGCAATACTTGATGCTCTATTTGTATTTGACGGAAACTCAATTCTTAAATATTGGCACATTAATGGGTATTTAGATTGTCTATCATCAGGTGATACTTTTGAAAATATGCTTGTTACTGAAATTCTTGTTCTGCCAGGGACAACTCCTTGTGCTGATGCTGATGCTGATGCAGGTAATTCTTCTTTCTTTGCTTCTTTTGGTAAGTCATTTTCAATATTTGTTATTAAATTTAAAATTATGGCATTAGAATTAGAATTAATTTTATTCAATCTAATTTGTTCACGGAGATAATTTTTGATATCTGATATTATAACAGTTAGAATACTGTCTAAATCTTGTGAATATTTTAAAAAATCACCAAAATTTTTTTCGCGTGGTAAAGTAGACCTACCATCGTCATTATGAACTATTTGATTTAATAAATCCATTACAGTAGTATATGTATTTGTTAATCCATATTTATCCAACGACGCTGGATCAGACAAATTTATTGTTTCAAAACCTTTATTGTGGGGGAAATAAGTAAAAATCAAAGATCGTAAGGCAGTTGCTATACCGTATTGTTTAACTGATGCGCCGCCGTATATAATTGGGCGAATCTTATTTTTTTTGGTTCTTCTTCTTTTAGTTTTTCTTTGTTTCCTCTTTTTATTTGATGATTTTTTAGACCTTTTTGATTTTCTGGATTTTCCTCCTCGAAGTTTTGATGGTGTTCTTTTTTCTTCTTCAGAAATTCTTATAAATAGTCTTCCTGTTCTTAATTGATCCACAGTTCCAATAAGTATTGAATTTGCGTCAGTAATACCATTAAAATTTTTCCTTCCTCTAATGTCATTTATAGTTCCTATGTTTTCATAAGTATTTCCACGTAAAAAGTATATTGG